GTGGACATTTTCAGAATGTCCATTTTTCGAAACCTCTACTATAAGTTTTCTGAGAAATAATATAATAGAATAAATTATAAAAACAACTTAAAGATAAATATATAAATTCAAAAACAATATGGGGATGTTAAATGTCCAAGTTGTTTTATAAATAATAAATGATTTGTTGATATAAAAAGAATAATCTCCCATAAATAAATTATAAATCATGAAAAATGGATATAATTATAAAAAGAATGTTTAGTAAAACTCTAGGTTCTCTATGGTCTAAAATAATTTAGTATTATGTAGTGAAAAAATAAAAAAGATATGAATGATAGTATGGAAAATACAATCAAAACTATAAATGTAGATATGAGTGTACGTAAAGTAGCAGAAGAAAATAATAATAAAAAACAAATAAATATGGTAAAAGAACCAAAGAAGAGAACAATAACATGTCAAGAATGCTGGAATTTTACCGAAGAAGAGTTAACTGTAGAGAACCAAGTAAAATATATCTTACAAATGTGTAATAATGAAGTAATTGATACCGAATTATGCAGTTTAATAAATAAAAACATAGTACAAAAGATAAATGGATATAAATCACAAGACATAAAAAAGAAATTATATACACAAGAATTGTTGATAGATAGAGAACATATATTAGAATTATTGAAAGGTTCTCAAAATATCTGTTATTATTGCAAAGAATTGGTAATAATATTATACGAAAATGTAAGAGAACCGAAGCAATGGTCATTGGATAGAATAGATAATGGAATAGGTCATAATAAAGGAAACGTAGTAATAGCATGTTTGGAATGTAATTTAAAACGCAAGACGATGTATCATGAGAGGTATGCGTTTACAAAACAACTATCAATAGTAAAAAGTAAATAAAGTGTGCGGTAAAATAATATAAATAGTATATGATTTTATTTTATTATGCAAAACATATTTTCAAAAGTACATCATGAGAACCTAGACACTTATAATATAAAAAAAAATCTAGATATTCATAAAAATATATATGAAAAATTAAAAAAGTTTGAAATGACAAATAAGATACCTCATTTAATATTTCATGGTGCATCTGGTACAGGTAAGAGAACAATTGTAAATAAATTTTTGAATAGTATATATAATAGTGATAAACAGCGTATGAAAACCAATATAATGATAGTGAATTGTGCGCATGGAAAAGGTATAAAATTTATTCGTGAAGAATTAAAATTCTTTGCAAAAACAAATATAAATTCCAATAATGGTAAATTATTTAAAACAATTGTGTTGATAAATGCAGATAATTTAACAATAGATGCTCAATCCGCGTTACGACGTTGTATAGAACAATTCAGTTTTAATACCCGTTTTTTTATTATAATAGAGAACAAGCATAAATTATTAAATCCAATATTATCAAGATTTTGTGAAATTTATGTGCCGGAATATATAGTAAATAGTGAAGTGGTGAATTTACATAAATTAGCTAGAACAACAAATTATAAAATAGAATACAATGAGAATCATCAAGAATGGATAACAGATAAGATAGATGAGTATATACATGAAGAGATAAATCATATAAATATAATAAAATTATGTGAAGATATTTACGAAAAAGGATTATCATCATTGGATATAATAGAATGGATACAACAAACAGAAACTTTAGATAATTATGTAAAATCTCAAGTATGTATGGGGTTTGACATAGTAAGAAAAGAATATAGATTTGAAAAATTATTAATGATGTATATATTTGATTTTTTGTATTTGCGTACAAATAAGGACTTAAAAAGTATAACTAAAATATAGAATATAATGGACGATTTTGTGATATCAAATTTGCATGAATCTCGTAATGAATGGTGTAGTCGTTTGGTGAGTATATTTACACCGCTAGTAGTGGAAGGAATCCGTTCAATATATAATGAAGCCTGGAAAATGTGTTTAGACAATGATGAAGCAAATAAATATTTAATGACATTTCAAAATTTACTATCTCGTGTTCCCAAATGGAATAATGTAATTGTAGAAGAAGAACGAAAACGAATAGTAGAAAGAAGTAGTTGTGATTATTTGGAAGATTTGATAACATGTGTTCATATAATTCAATTAAAAGTATTAACATGCATTCGTGTAGGAAATAAACAAAAAAAGATAGATATTTCTATTCCCAAATTAGATATGTTTATTCATAAGGTATATATACATGTAGCAAGAAAGATATATATGAATGTTTACTTATTTGAAAAGAATATATCCCCACTTCAAGTGCAAAAAAATAATCGCGAATTAGAGTCAATTGTCCAAGAATGTATATTGACAACAATTCGTGAAAGTGTTCCAACCGAAGCAATTATCCGTGCATATATGGATGAAAGTGTAGAACAAGAAGAGGAAGTAATCATAGAAGACATTGAGGACAAGGAAGAACCCAAACCAGAACCAGAACCAGAACCAGAAGAAGTAGAAGAAAATAAGGATGAAACAATACCAGATGTAGTCCCAACAATAAAAAATATAGATGATACAGATGTATTAACAAAATTGTCATTTAATGATATGGACTCGGTCTTGGATGGAACAAATAATGTAGATGAGGTAGAAGCCCCAAAATCAATAGAAAGGTTAGAAGACATTAGCACAAGTAGAGCATTAGAAAGAAAGTTAGAGGAGGAAAGTGATACAGATGACGACGACCGTATCCAAATACATACTGATTTGGTGGATTTAAGTGGATTTGATATTTTAGATGAAAAAGAAAAGGATAAAAAAATAGATGATGGTGATATATTATTAGATGGTATAGAAGAATTACCACCCATTTAGGTTATTTATGCGTAATAATTTGTAGATAATATTCTATTATTTAATATATTTAAATAATGGAAAAATTATTATTGATAGCGGCAATTGTTACATTTTTATTTACAATATTTAAAGTAATAGAGATGAAATATGTAGCAAAACAATGGACCCCATTGAAATATGTCATACGTGATGCAAGTATGGTATTTGGTGCATCATTTGTAGGTTTATTTGGTTTTTTTCAAATAAATGGCACAATGAACGATTTTATGAATGTAGTAACAGACGGAAAAGCATTAAATTTAAAGGCAACGCAAGTATTTACAGATGAACCCGGTTTTTAATTGTTTCCATAAGTAAAATAGATATATTATATATAAAAATATTATATATAATGGATGATGAATTGAAAATAGAAAAATCACTTATGAAAATAAATAAAACATTAAAAAACCAACCAGATGAAAAAAAGAGTCCAAAAAAGCGAGTGACAAAAAAAAAGAGTCCGGTTGAAAAAAAGAGTCCAAGAAAACCAAAAAGAAAATTAAAATTAGTAGAATTAGCACCCAAACTATCAATAGATGAATATGAAATTATGGAAAAAGTACAACCGGAAGAATTAGATGAATTAGTTCCTATTTTACATATGGATAATAATAGGGAAAGACCAATAAATGCAAAACATAATAAAACAGTAAAGAAATTAAATATAATTGATAATGATAATAATATAAATCAAGATAAAATGGCATCAAAAGTAAAATTGGCTAAAAAAATAGTAGAAGATTTTCAAAATAATGGAATAACTGTATTAGAATCATTAACAGAAGAAGAATTAGTAACCGTAATTGAAGGAAATAATCATGCTTATTATAATACAAATAAGCCTTTAACAAGTGATAATGAGTATGATATTATAAAAGAATATATGGAACGTAAATATCCCAAAAATACAATTATAACTGAAGTTGGTGCAAAGATAATCAAAAATAAGGTAGAATTGCCTTATAAAATGGCATCGATGGATAAGATAAAGCCAGATACAAATGCATTGACCAAGTGGACAACCACATATAAAGGACCATATGTATTATCGTGTAAATTAGATGGTGTAAGTGGTTTGTATACAACTGAAGGGGAAATACCAAAGTTATATACACGTGGAAATGGAACTATTGGTCAAGATATAAGTCATTTAATTCCAGTATTAAATTTACCAACCGAAAAGAATAGTGTAATTCGGGGTGAATTTATTATACCACGTCTAGTGTTTGAAGAAAAATACAAAAAACGATTTGCAAATGCAAGAAATCTGGTATCTGGTATAGTAAATAGTAAAAAAATAGATGAAAAAACCCAAGACTTACATTTTGTAGCCTATGAAGTAATACAACCATCATTAAAACCTAGCGAACAAATGAAAAAAATAGAGGAATTAGGACATATATCGGTTCAAAATCAAACTGTAGATAATTTAACAAACGAAATGTTATCAGGTATATTAATGGATTGGCGAACGAACTATGAATATGAAATAGATGGAGTAATTGTAACAAATGACCGTGTGTATACCAGGACAGATGGAAATCCTGATTATGCGTTTGCATTTAAAATGGTAATATCAGACCAAGTTGCAGAAGCCAAAGTAGTGGATGTAATATGGACACCTAGTAAAAGTGGTTATTTAAAACCAAGAGTGCGTATAGAACCAATAAAACTTGGTGGAGTAACAATAGAGTATGCAACTGGTTTTAATGGAAAGTTTATTGAAGAAAATAAAATAGGTATAGGTGCAATCATTCAAATAATTCGTAGTGGCGATGTAATTCCTTATATAAAATCGGTAACGACACCTGCAGAACATGCAAAAATGCCAGTAACAGAATACCATTGGACCGATTCACATGTAGACCTAGTATTAGATAATGTAACTGATGATGAAACCGTTCAAGAAAAAAATATAACCGATTTTTTCACAGGTATAGAAGTAGAAAGTTTGAGTACTGGAAATGTGAAAAAAATAATGAAAGCCGGTTATAGAACAATACCAGATATATTGAAAATGACAAAAGACGATTTTGAAAAGGTAGATGGTTTTAAAGAGAAAATGGTTAACAAAATTTACGAAGGAATACAGAGTAAAATAGAGAGAGCATCTTTAATAACAATTATGGCATCATCAAATAAGTTTGGTAGGGGAATAGGAAAACGAAAGATTACACCAATAATGAATAAATACCCGAATATTTTAGTAAGTGACGAAAATGTGAATGAAAAAATTGCAATGTTACAGTTGATTGAAGGTATCGGAAAGGAAAATGCAAAAGGTTTTGTGAATAATATAAATAATTTTATTTCTTTTTTGGAAGAATGTAATTTACATCATAAATTGGGAAATACAAAAATAGAAGCGACTGCAGAAACTGATGTGGAAATAAATAATGGTCAAATACACGATGAATCAAACCCATTATATGGAAAATATATTGTAATGACAAAAGTAAGAGATGCCGAAATAATTGATTATTTGAAAAAAGTAGGTGGACATTTAGATAATAATATTAGTAAGAAAACATTTATATTGGTAGTGAAAAGTTTGGATGATGTATCAAACAAAACAAAAAAAGCAAATGCAGATAATATTCCAATAATGACACCAGAAATGTTTAAAACAGAATATATAAATACATAAATAAAGATATAGATATTATATAGATATTATATAGAATGGATGGATTGAATCTAATTGATACAAAAAATATTAAGACATATAAAGTATTACCACCACCATACAATTTAGATAGTCGTTTAGTATCAAATCCAAAATATACAACAACACATCTAGATGATTATATTAGAAATAAAACTAATAAATATACAAATGTAAAATCCAAATATAAAATTCAAGTATAAATCATAAAATTGATTTTATATTACATATAATTTTTTTGTAATATAAAATGGGAAATACTCTTTCAAGAAATACTCTTTCCCAACAAGAATGTATAATTTGTTGGGAACAAATTCAAGGTATAGAGCTAGTTATGTGTAATATTTGTAATATACAATTACATGTATCTTGTGAAGAAATATATAGAAATACACGTAAATATTGTAAATGTCCTCATTGTCAAGGAATAGGAACACTGGGAATTCAATAAAATAGAGTCTAATAGTTTACACATATTTTGTGTAATATTCAGGTAATTCATCAATATTGATAATAAATTGATTAGGTATAATAGTATCTTTATAAATATATTGTTTAAAAATATCTTTTTTTAGTTGGTCTTCTGGTGTATTATTATGAACCGTACGTGCAATCATTTTATATAATTTGAAATTCGGGTATCGTTCATCCCCGTTTTTTTTATATAAAATATTTTTGTTATTATCATCAGTACACCAATTTAATACAAGTTTTTGTAATTCATTGAAGTTATCAGGATTTTCCTCATCTTCAATAACAAAATCATATAAGGAACAACCTAATCTACATAAATCAAAACTAAAATTAGGGTCTAATCTAGGTTTATTTTCATCCATGTAAGGTTCACAGTTATATTGAGTAGATGCATCGCCATTGGGTGCAAAACTATCACTGCATAATCGTAATCCATTATAATTGTATATAGCTCTACCAAAATCAATGATTTTGTAAATTTTGCCAAATGTAGGAACCTTATATGTTATTAGTTTATATTTATAATAAATGAATTCTTGTTCTGTATTGATATACATGATATTATTTGTATGTAAATCATTATGTGTAAACCGAAAAGTTTTTTGATAAACTAATAGTGTCATACTAATTTGCATTAATGCTGATATATTTTCATCAAATGATAATAGTTTATTTTCAAGTAAAGTATCAATAGTTCCATCACATTTTTGTAAAGCAATAGCTTGAACCGGAAAGTTATTAATGTATGCAAAATAATTATCATTATCAATACTAGAACAATTATCGTCTTCATCCTCGTCGGTTTCCCAATTAGAGTCATTTTCATCTTCATCTTCATTTTCATTTTCATTTTCATTATCAATAGTACTAATACTAATGTTACTATTATCACTATCACTATCACTATCAGTATCACTATCGGTAGAAGAGTGACAAGATGTTCTAGAGCCATTTGTATTTTTTGCATTATTATAAATTAGTTCATTATCTAATGATGTAATATTTTCAAGTAATATTGGTGGTGTATTAATTTCATTAGAATCCAGATTTACTGCACTTATGTTGTGTTTAGGTGTATTTAGTACAGTTAATTTAGGTTTATTACCATGAGAACCATAATTATAGAAAAGGTCATTTGTAATATTAGAAATATTAAATAGTTTTTTATTATTAGCAATAAAAAAGGGTGATGATTGTAAATATTCATAATCATCGGTAATATCCATTTTATGTTTTTTTTGAATACCTACAAATGAACCGTAAAATTCAATTCCATTTAGAAAAGAATGGGTTGTTAATAATTGATTGGATAAATAACTGAAGAAACAATCCACATAGGCCATGTTATTAGAATCTTTTATTTTGGAATAAGTCAAATCATTTTCAAGTGAAGGTAATATAGTTAATATATCTTTATGTGATTCATATTTTCCAACCATATATCTAACCGGGTCTAGTAGAGGTGAATATTTGATAAAAATGGGTTTATTAATAATTGTGTTATCATTATAATTAATAACCGTATTCATATCAATCATATGAAGATTATGATTTAATGTAATGCGATTAAAATTACTATTGTCTAAAGAGAACCAGTTATTGTAAATAGGATTATAACTTTGCATAGATTCAATAAAAAAGGGGTTATATTCATTTTCATTATCTTCAAGTGTTAAAGAAGAAATACAAGTTTTTTCTAAATTATTTAGATTTATAGGTTTATGTTTGGAATAATGAATTGTAAATTTAGGAATTTTATTAGATTCAATCATTATAAATCAATATAATTGGTTATTATATATTTTTAATAAGTTTTAAACTTATTATAAAAATAACGTTTATACTAAAAATAATTTATATTTGTTTATTTTATTAATAAGTAAATGACATTAGAATTAAAAAAATTTAGTATGCGTGATATAACATTTAAACCAGATGAAAATAAAGGTCCAGTAATTGTTATGATAGGTCGGCGTGATACAGGTAAATCGTATTTAGTAAGAGATTTATTATATTATCATCAAGATATTCCAATTGGTACTGTAATATCTGGTACAGAAGCAGGAAATGGATTTTATGCTGCTCATGTTCCCAAATTATTTATTCACGAAGAATATAATACAGTATTAATTGAGAACATATTACGTCGGCAAAAGACAGTATTAAAACAAGTAAATAAAGAAATAGAAATATATAAGCGGTCAACAATAGACCCCCGAACATTTGTTATATTAGATGATTGTTTATATGATCAAGGTTGGACTCGTGATAAAATGATGCGATTGTTATTTATGAATGGGCGTCATTGGAAAGTCATGTTGATAATAACAATGCAATATCCTTTAGGTATTCCCCCGAATTTACGTACAAATATAGATTATGTATTTATTCTGCGAGAACCATATTTAACAAATCGTAAAAGAATTTGGGAAAATTATGCAAGTATGTTTCCAACACTAGAATCGTTTTGTGCAGTGATGGACCAATGTACCGAGAACTATGAATGTTTGGTAATAAATAACAATGCCAAATCAAATAAATTAAATGACCAAATATACTGGTATAAAGCAGAGGGCCATCCTAATTTTAAATTAGGTTCAAAAGAATTTTGGGATATATCAAAGAGTATGGGGTCAGATGATGAGGATGAAGCGTATGACCCAAGTAAATCCAAAAAAAAGAACGCACCTACCATAAATGTAAAGAAAAGTAAATGGTAAGTGTAATAAATGAATAAATTATTTATGTGAATAACATAAATAATTTTAATAAATAAGTATAATGAATTGTTGAAATACTGTTTATAGATATATCATTGGCGTGTGAACAAGCTATAAAGTATTAATGTTATAAATTAAATATTTAAAACCCTATATGAACACTATTATTATCAAGAATACTGATATGGCTAATGCTATTAAATGAACTATCAATTGACATAGAAACTGTATCGTCATCATCGGCATCATCACTATCAATTGACATAGAAACTGTATTGTCATCAGCATCATTACTATTAAATATGGTTTCGCTGTCACTATCAATTACGGTATCTTCAACTTCATCTTCATCCATATTATACATAGAATTCTCAAATAAAATAGTATGAATAGGTCTATTCATAAAATGGGGTATATCAGTTTTATCTTCAGTATCTTCAATAATTTCTTTATGACAATTGGAATAATTTTGATAATATGATTTTAGAACTAGATGTGTGTATTCAGTATTAAATGTAACAACCGTTTTGTTATTCTTGTTATCTTTATTTGTAAATTTTAGAATTTTTCTTCCAAAACTAGGATGTTTTTGTTTAAATTGATATAAATAATAATTCAAATCATTAGTACATTTATTTTTTTCAGTAATCTCAAGAGAATAATTTTTGGTATAGTATAATTTTAGATAAGGTTTCATTGCTTTAATTAATATATCACTTGGGAAATTAGTATCAATACTAATTTTCATATTATTAAATTTGTTTTCATTATACGATTTAATCATATTATTTATATTCTTTACCAAAATATTGTTATTATTATTCAATCGTTTTTCTATGTATATATTACGTATTAAACACTCATTATTATCACGAAAAACTTTTAAATGAAAATTACACATAAAATATTCATGAAAAATAGGTGGCAATGTAAAAAAATTGGTTTTCATAAAAAAATAGATATTGTATAGAATGGATTTTTCAAAAGGTAAATTATTATACGGATTTCTAATACTTAATGGTTCTGCATAAATATAAGGTGAATGTGCTAATGAATTATTGATAATATTAATCAAATCATTTTTAGAAAACAGATATTTAACTCCATGTTGTAATATAGACAACACATAATATTTATCACTAGTAATGGGTGTCATATATAAATCATGAGTAATATTACATTTTGCCTTTTTCAATTTCCATAGATATGCTAATCTACAAAATTGTTTATATATTTTTTGTGTTTTTTGAAAAAGTTGGATAAAACGTTCTTTTTGTTCTTTATTATAGAAATTATTATCAATAATACTTTTGAAATTTTGAAATTTATAAGATATATCGTATTCTTTATAAATAAAACAATGACAAATAATTGATAATAATGACGTATCTGGATTTAAATCTATTATATCCAGATTAAATTCTTTATTATTAATAAATTCATTTGTTAATAATTTGACATTTTTGTTAGAATGATTAATTAATCTGTATATTAAATTATTAAATGTTAACATATATCTTAAGTGTAATACATAATATATATTTATATTATTTATTTGATTTGAATATTTAGTCAACATCTTCTAGAGAATCTGTATTTTGATTTTGTTCTCTCAAAAGTTCGTTTCTAATTTGTGTTGATTCTGTATCAGCAATTTCACGTTCTTCAAAATTAACAGTTTCTTTAACACCAGTTAGGTTACCTTCTTCGTCAATTGTTTGTGTAAGAACATTACCACTAGCCTTTGCCTTTTCAATATTTTCCATAATAGCTTGTTTCTTGGATTCACGAACGCGATCTTCAAATTCCTTTTTAGCCATTTCTTCATTCTTCATTTTTTCCTTATGTAGAGCATTTAGTTCCTCTTCAATGTGTTCTACTCGTCCGGTTTTATATGCATCTGGGTCCCAAGGAACCCAAACACCAACTGGTCCTACAAAAATATCATGATTGGGGTCTTGTTCGCGTATTTTTTTACTTTTTTGTTCAGCCTCTTCTTGGGTAGCAAAAACTCCGCGTACCTTAAGACCTCTTACTGAAGTTTGGAATGCGTGTTCCCTATTAAAATCAGCATTTAATTTATCTTCTTGTTTGTCCATGAAATTTTTATAGTCATCCTCAATGCCACTTTTCTTTAATTTGTCACTTTCTTCCTTGACAAAATCATTAAAATCAGCAATAAGAGTCTCTACATTCATATTATGTTTATATGCAATAAAATGGATAAAATCAAAGTATCTTTCCATTGATTTAGAAAATTCCCAATTTTTTATAAACTTATCAAATAAATATACCTCTCTTTTTTTTAGTATTTTTTCAGGTGACACAAAAGATAAACATGTAAATTTTTGTCCAGCAATAGATTGGTCTTCGTCGCATAAATCAACATATTTAGGGTTTTTATCACCGTTTTCTAAATTCTTCTTTTCAAAAGATGCCATTATATAAATATTGCAAAAATTATATTTAAGTGTTTTCCAATTAAAATAATTTATTGTAATATAGTATATTAAATATGATGGAAATGTTTGACGTAAACGAGCTTGTAAAACGTGCTATCAAATACCTTATTGAGGGTTTGGCTGTAGCAATATGTGCTATGTTAATTCCCAAGAAGGCACTTGGTGTAGATGAGATTATGATTATTGCTTTAACTGCGGCTGCCACATTTAGCATTCTTGATGTATTCATTCCATCAATGGGTTCTAGTGCAAGAACTGGTGCTGGTATGACATTAGGTAGTACTCTTGTTGGTGGTATTCGTCTTGCTGTTTAAATAATTAAATAATAAAAAATCTATTATGTAATTTTAAGAATTACATAATAAATTAGACTGTTGGAAAATATTCCCAATCTAAATCATTACAAACTTTCTTCCAGATCATATCCTGTTCTAATTGTTTTTCACGGTCTTTCATCATAGGAATATAAGGTAAATATTGCGTTTGATCTAGTAATACACATAATTGATGAAGTGTATAGGTATAATTAAAGAAGTTCGTTCGGTTTGGCGGACAATGCACAGCCCAAGGCTTTTGAATTTCAATAAAGAGAACACATAATGTTTCATGCAATTCTTCATTCATAATAGGTGGCTTTATTCCAAATAATGAATTAATATACTGAATATGTTCAAAATATTTATTAAAACCCAATTTTCTCAATATTTCCCTCATTTTATCATAATTAATTAATGACATATCTGTAATTCTTTCTTTTTTAATACGAGCTTTTATTGCATCAATAACTTCATCGGGAATTTGGGTTGTTTCTTTTGCTTGAAATTGAGATAATATTTCTTTAAAATGGTTAAGACGGATATATGCAGTATACGATACTTCATTTGGGGGTTCTTTATTCGTAGGTTTTGAACTATCAACAATATATGTTATAAATTTACCACAAGCTGTATTGTTACATATTAAAATACCTTCATCATCCTGAGGAATAAGTTCTCCATTATTACATGTAGGACAGATATCTGTATTCACAATAAAATCCTGTAAATTTGATATTTCATTTGTAACATTTCGCCAATATGATTTTTGATACGTCTGTTTTGTTTTTGTATATTTTTCATTATTCAAATCTGCGGATTCATATGTTGCTTTTATTTTAAAAAAACTATTCAGAACATTGGAATTTTGATTTACCGTATTTGAATCTTCGGATATTTGTTTTTTTTGTTCAAAATAATCAAATATGTGCTTGGAATTATCTAATAAATAATTCTTTTTCTTATTTTTTAATTTAGATATTTCAGCATTTATTGCAACTATACGGTCACGTATATTCATATAGTCATCATATTCATTTCGTCGCATTGTCTTGATTTTATTTTTAAGGGTTTCTTTTTCATCAAGTAATTTTGGAATAGTTTCTGATTCAATAATATCAAATTGATCCAATAGTTCACGGTGTTTTATATCTATCGTATGTAATCCTAATTTTTGTTGATTATTACTCTTTTTTTGATTAGAACTCATATTGTTTTGTATTAAATACACATATTTTTTTATGTTACTTTTTTAGAATAGGATTAAAAAATAGAATTCGTATACAAAAATAAAAACCTGTCTAATTAATCATATATATGTCTTCCAATAATATAGAAATACAAAATAGTTCACAAGTTTCAAAACCGACTTTTCAAAAAATGTTATTTATTATAAATGCTTTAGAACAAGGTTGGGCTGTACGGAAAAATAATGATACCTATATTTTTACGAAAAAACATGAAAATAGACAAGAAATTTTCCAAGAAAATTATTTAGAAACATTTGTTGCATCTAATCTGGCTACAAACGTGATATAATATTAAGCAGTAATAATTTATGCGTTTAAAAAAAAGTTTTTCTTACATTTAATGCAAGTTATTTAGAAGTGTTTAGCAAAAATAAAATTTACATAAAATAATTAAATTAAATTATTTTATTTCTCTCAAATTATTTTCTTTGTATAACTTATAATCCATAAAATATGGCTGGAGGTTTAATGCAACTTGTCGCCTATGGCGCCCAAGACGTGTTCCTTACTGGAACTCCCGAGATTACATTCTGGAAGGTGTCTTACAGACGCCACACAAACTTTGCGATGGAATCCATTGAGCAAACCTTCTCCGGTCAAGCCGATTTCGGCCGCCGTGTAACATGCACAATCAGCCGTAATGGTGATCTTGCCTACCGTACCTACCTTCAAGTTACTCTTCCCGAGATCAACCAAGGTATGGCCCCTGCTACTGATGATAACGTCTATGCCCGTTGGTTAGACTTCATCGGTGAGCAACTCGTTGCCCAAGTTGAGGTTGAGGTTGGTGGTCAACGCATTGACCGTCAATACGGTGACTGGATGCACATCTGGAACCAACTTACACTCTCCAAAGAGCAACAAGCTGGTTACTACAAGATGATCGGTAACACAACTGCCCTTACATACATCTGTGACCCTAGCTTTGCTGATGTTTCTGGTCCCTGTGCTGCCGGTGGTCCCGCCCAAGTATGTGCCCCCCGCAAGGCTCTTCCCGAGACCACTCTTTATGTTCCTCTTCTTTTCTGGTTTTGCCGCAATCCTGGACTTGCCCTTCCTTTGATTGCTCTTCAATACCACGAGGTCAAGATCAACATTGACTTCCGTCCCATTGGTGAGTGCCTCTGGGCTGTCAAGAAGCTTGATGGTGTTACTGCTGATGGTAGCCTCTCTGTTGCCGCTGCTTACCAACAATCCCTTGTTGCCGCTTCTCTCTATGTTGACTATATCTTCCTTGACACAGATGAGCGTCGCAAGATGGCCCAAAACCCCCATGAGTACTTGATTGAGCAACTCCAATTCACTGGTGACGAGTCTGTTGGTTCCTCTTCCAACAAGATCAAGCTCAACTTCAACCACCCTTGCAAGGAGCTTGTCTGGGTTGTCCAACCCGATGCCAACGTTGACTACTGCTCTTCCCTTGAGGGCGGTGCTCTTCTTTACAAGACATTAGGTGCCCAATCCTTCAACTACACTGATGCCATTGATGCTCTTCCTAATGCCGTCCACGCTTTCGGTTCCGCTACCACAAATGCCTCTGTAATTGATGCTTCTGGTCTTTTTGAGATGAATACAGCATCTGAGGCTGATACTGGTGATGCTACCACTGCTGCTGGTGTATCTGATGCCGGAACATTCGTTCTTGCCGAGTCCGCTCTTGACATGCACTGCTGGGGTGAGAACCCTGTTGTCACTGCTAAGCTCCAACTTAACGGCCAAGACCGCTTCTCCGAGCGTGAGGGTTCTTACTTTGACACTGTCCAACCTTTCCAACATCACACACGTGCTCCCGACGCTGGTATCAACGTCTACTCATTCGCTCTTCGCCCTGAGGAACACCAACCTTCCGGTAGCTGCAACTTCTCCAGAATTGACAACGCTGTCATGCAACTTGTCCTTTCCTCCGGAACTGTCTCTGGTGTCAACACCGCTAAGGTCCGTGTATACGCTGTTAACTACAACGTTCTCCGTGTAATGTCGGGCATGGCTGGTGTGGCTTACAGTAACTAAATTAACTGCATTATGCTGTTAATAATGGTTTTATTAATCACTAAAAAAATTTAATATTATAAATTTTATAATATTAACACTAATAAAAGAGTTCAATTGTTTGAATAGTTTTGTCAGGAACGTTGTTTACCCAGTAATCAATTTGTTGAAAGAGAACGTTCAACCTATTTTCCCATTCTTTTATCTTTGTATTAGGAACAGAAATAACACCGTAACCGTTTAGTTTCCAACATGATGATATTTTTTTATCGTTTTCATCAACATAACTATCAGGATTGAAACGTATAAATGAGATAGGTCTATGATCTAAATCTTGAGAAATTTCCATCAATCTTTTGTTTTCACAAGAACAATCGTATGTATCGTGTTTATTTTCATCTACTTCCACAATAACAATATGGCTTCCAAGTTCAAGTAACAAATCAGGTCGTCTTTTGCTACATCCACCTTCAATTTGTTTATCAGCAATCCATTCAAAATCCGGAAATTTATCAATCACTTTTTCAACTACGTCCTTCTCTTTCGTTTTAAAATTGCGTGATGCTTCAATTTCAGGGTGGAAATGAAGAACGCAAGGTAAGCAATAACCATTATATTTTGTAATACCTCTTGTTTCACATAGAGGTGCTTTACATAATTGACTACCGCCGTGTATTTTACATCTGGAAGGCATTTTTCCACAAGGACATTTTTCACAACATTTTATGCAAACAGTAATGCTTTTTCCACAAGGGCATAACTCTTTGCTGTTTGGATTGCATATAAGGCATCGTCTTCTGCGTTTATTATGTTCGCATATAGATGCCCCTTTACATTCAAGACAATTATTCTTTTCAACTCCGTGACTACATAGACTTGACCCAGAACAACTTTTGCATCTTGATTTTCTACGTGGTGTATCATTATGAGTTTCATCAAAGCATATTCCGTTTCCTTTGCAAGGAATACAATCATATCGTCTTCCACCGTGTTCGCATAAAGGTGGTGGTCCTCCCATATTTATATATAGTAACTAAAGATATTATTTTATATAATTAAAAATTAATTATATAAATTCCTAAATATTCTCCTCAAATTTTTCCTGTTCTTTTTTAAGTTTTTCCTTTTTATTTAAATAAGCACGCCTTGCATATTGTTGTTTCTTTTCCTTTGTAATATTGTTAGTATAGTTCGTTTTCTCTTGATAATCTTTGACTCTTTTCTTGTGTTCTTCTTTATTGTTTTCGTAGTAATTTTTGTTTTTGAGTAGATATTTGTTTAATTGTTCTTTTAATAAAGCATTTTCATCTTGAAGCTGTTTAATAATTTCGTCTTTATCCATAGTTATATAATATATATGAAAATATTTATATAATTTAAAAAATCGTTAAATAAATATTTAATTTATCGTTTCGTCTTATACTTTTTTCTGGTCTTTTTTGATTTTTTTCCACCGCGATTTCCAAACCCAAATATGGAAGCTTCTACCGCATCATCTGTTGGGTCATAATATCCAGTGCCAAATGCAATTAATAAATTTATAGTATCATTATTGTCTGTTACATGGAAAGCAGAGTTTCCATCATCATTTAACTCATCAACATCAGCCCCGAACTTCAATAACATATCAACAATTTCAACCTGGTCATTTTTAGCAGCGAGTATAAGTGGTGTATCTCCGTCTTTATTTTTTACATTAATATCAAGTTGGTCTTGATTGCTAGTACTAGCTATTTTTAAAATATTATCTAACATATCTATTTCACCTACATTTATAGCATCAAAAAGTAATCTTTCTAATTCAGTAAATAAGAATTCTCTACATATAGGACCAATAGTTCTTCTACATAGAGGGCAATCAGTTTCTTCTCGGTGTTGACGACACCATTCTCGTACACAATTTGTATGAAATGTATGTCGGCAATCAGTAGTAACATAATTATCATTTAAAACTTCTGTGCATATAGGACATTCCGGTGGTGTTTCTGGTTCTGTCGGTTGTTCTGGTCTTCCAACAATTTGTCCACCTCCACGATTTGGATTTGTATGGTCTCCCAAATGATTCATTATTCTGTCGCATTTGCTCGGTGTCTTGACAGGATGCCTATTCTTATTTCTATCTGCTCTATAAGGCATATTGGCGATAAGTTCTGCATTTTCTGCCTCTACTAATAGTTTGTTTATCGCCTCTACCTCCGCATCTTTCGTATTGTCTTCTGCCATGTTTGCATCAAACTCGTGGTCAGTAAATAGGTCACTATAATCATCAGCATCAGCATCAGCATAAGCATAAGTATGAGTATAAGTATCAGTGTTAGGATTAGAACCGTTATTTATGTAGTCTTTTGTTACCATCCCACATTTCTGCTGTTTTGAAGTAGGTTTTCTAAATGTATTATTATTATTTGATTTTATTGGTTTCTGTCTTTTTTGTGTAGGCATTGTTATATAGTTAGATAAAGAATTGTTATAAGAAGAAATTAACTTGTGATTTATCTGGACCATTCACATGAACAAATTGAGGTGTTCTTCCTTTATAATTAGCTTTGTTATTTTGAAACTTTAATTTATCCCATTCAATGCCTTCTGTATTTAAAAAAAGCGTGTTTTCATAATCTAGACCAAATAACCAAGTATATTTAAAAAATTGTTTTGTCCAAAATCGTTGGTCATCATCGGTGTCATTATATTGATAGTTGATTAAACAATGACGTAAAGCCCATGCTTCGCCTATATACATACCGCTGTTTAAAAAAGGGAATTCAGTATTTCTGTATTTGTAAGAATCAGCAAGCATGGGGTCTGGGTGACATTGCGTTTCACAACCAAAAACAATAGATTTGTTAAATGATAAATACCTTTTCATAATTTCTTTTTGAGAACCACAATAAATAACATCATACGCGTCGGTTAACATAACAATGTCTTGTGGTCGTATTTCTTTACGGAATAAAAACGATTGTGCTTCTCTTAATTTTATGCCGAAATTAGCAGAACCTTGCCAACCAATATGTCTATTTTCTTCTAACCCGAGAACATGTATGTCTTCATTATTTTGTTGAATCCGTTTTTTGATATTATCAAGAACCGGATGCGGTTTTGTGGCAATCGTAATATAATATAATTTAGGTTCCATAATATTATATTATATATGATATTTTTATACAGTTTTATACTTTATAATAGGAACAATATTTTGAATATGTGCTTCCCAACCGGCCCATGTTGGGCAAAGTAACCATATACTAATTTTATCTTCATATTGAATATTATTAATTGTAAATGAATATTTATTTTTTTCATTAGTTTCTTGGTTATTATTTATAAAAAAAGCTGTAATACAATTACTATCATTAATTTGATATCTTACATGTGAATGGTTAGTACCGCCCCACCCTTGATCAAATGCTTTACACTCAAATGTTATACTATCAATTTCATATTCATCATAATGTTCTTTTAATTTTTCATTATTTTCATCAGTTTTTAATGGAATAATATATTCACATACTAATTTTGCCGGAAAATCATTGCCGTATCCTTTGCCATTAGGCAATCTTTCCTTATGTTTAAAATCAATATTGCATTTTTGTGATTCAGCAATGATTGTAAAATTATCTTTTACAATTATAATTTCATTAATCTTTTCAAAAACGTTTTTAAAACTGGCTAATCCAATTAATTCATCATTATTTTCCAATTCATAATCTAATGAATCAGTACTATCTTGTGAAATTATATCATCTTCTTTTTGATTTAATAATGGCACAACAGTATTTTTATTATGTATCATACTGATAAAACTACGCATTAGAGAACCTTTTTTTTGAATAGAACCTTTTCGCATTTTTATATCATTAATAACCTTTTTTTTCTTATAATATTTTAATTTTCTGTTTTTCTTTTTTTCTGTTTTTTTTACATTTGTATTCTTGATAATACTTACATATTCATTAATGAATTCTTCAGCAGTATTATAATGAAATAATTCTTCGGGGATTTGATTTAATTCAGCTACCGATAAAAATCCATCTTTTGTAGTTGTTGAAGCATCGTCTATATTATTAATAACAGTTTCAATACGTTCTCTCCAATTAATATGTAAATTGGATAATTTGGTATTTAATTTATAGATATCACTTTCAATTTTAAAAATAGCTTCTCGTTTTGTTATAAATTCTTCATCGGTTATATTATTTGAATTAATCTCAATATTATTTTCAATCATGTTAATTTCATTTTCTTTCGTTTTGATATCAAATAATAATTCGTATTTCAATAAGACAAATAAATTTTCTTGAAATAAATTAACAGGTATTGCACTATCATTTATTTGATTTTCTCCTACTAACATCCAAGTCTTTCTTAATATAGGGTGTTCAATGCGGTTTGCAGTTCCAAATATATGTTTATTTAATTCAATAACTTGGCTTAATATTTTTGTTATTTTTTTAATATTTTTTTCTAATTTTGCTTTTAATCTAGTAGGTGTTTGTATAAATTGTTTTGCAATATAATATATTTTATTTTTACAGGTTAAATTAGAGTAATTATTATTAAATATTTTGCCCAATTCAATAATAAAATCATGTGTAGGTGTAAATTCAATAGAAATTGTGTTAATAATTGATGCTGATAGAATTTTATGTTTAAATAATTCTGTATGTCTTTTTCTTCCATTATCTTCTTCAAAGACTTCTGTTAATTTTTTGAATGCATTTTCTAAATTGATTAACGATACTTCATATGTATAATAATGGTCAGTAAAATTTTCACGAATATAATTTAATGATTGTAATTGTGAATAACATTCTGTAGAAAATCGTGCGGTTTGACAAACCAAAGATAATATATCACTCATTATATATTTTAATTATAAATTTAAAAAAATATACTGTTATATAATAATATGCCATCTAAAGAACAAAAGAAAATAAACAAAAGAGAAGAAAATGAAATAAATAGAGAACTAGAACAATTAAAAATAATGGAAGAAAAAGCTTGGGAAGAAGGAACAGATAAACGTTCAATGTTAAAAAAACAACAGAAAGATGCAAAAATAGCAGAAAAATTACGTGTGAAAAATGAACGACAAGAACAATTAGAAGAAGAAAAATAAGTTAAAAATATGCGTGTTATTAATACAATGTCCAAATCTAATTCTGAAAAATTGATTTTAAATAATTCATTTCATAAAAAAGAATCAATAACCGATAATATAAGTGTCTTAACAATGAATGAGTATTATAATGATGGAATAAATAAAATTTATCATAATGATTGTTTATTCGGGTTAGATAGACTGATAGAAAATAAGGAAGAAATAGAATTAACAGTGACATCCCCGCCATATTTTAATGTAAAAGATTATGTAATATATGAAAATTATCAAAAATATTTGGGATTTTTGGAACAAATTTTTACAAAAATATTGACTTTAACTAAACCAGGTCGCCTTTGTTGTGTGAACATTAGTAATATATTGATAGTAAGAGAAAACCGTAATAGTGAAAGTAAGCGTATTCCTCTTTCATTTCATTTTGTATCATTAATGGAAAAAGTTGGTTGGGAATTTTTAGAAGATATTGTGTGGTTAAAGCCAGAAGGTGCCGCTAAAAACAGAAATGGTGGGTTTTATCAACATAGACAACCGGTGGCATATAAACCGAACGTGGTAAATGAATATATATTTGTATTTAAAAAACCGAGTAAAGGTCTAATAGACCAAGTGGTTAGAAGTTACAATAGTTTGGATGCATTAAATAGTAAAGTAACAGGTAATTATGAAAGAAGTAATGTTTGGATGATTAACCCCAAAACCCGATCAAAACATCCTGCCCCATATCCAATAGAATTAACAGATAAGTTAATAAGTTATTATTCCTTTGTAGGGGATACTGTATTAGACCCATTCTTTGGTTCAGGAACTACTAGTTTATCTAGTATGAAATATAATAGAAAGTCTATTGGATTTGAAATTCACACAGAATATATAGATATGTTTGTAAGTGAATTAAAAAAAGTAAAGCCAAATACGTTACACGATAAGCTTACACTAGATGTAGACCACTTGAAAAATATAACAAAGGAAGAATGTATAAAGGTATTAATGAAAAATCCCAAACAAATGCTCTTTGATATCATAAAAGATACAGGTTCTAATATAAAAAATACAGTTTCAAAAGAAAATATGGTAGATTATATTTACAATAATATTGTTATTTGTTAGATTTCAGGAACCGGAACAGGAACAGGTTCTTTTTTATGTATTCTGGATGATTGTTTTTGAGAATTAAAATCCCCGCTTTCTCTTCCCTTTCTTGCATGACATACTTTGCATATTGTAATTAAATTTTCAAGTGTATTATTGTGATGATTTCCGTCCACATGGTCCATATCATAAATATCACTTGGAAATTCAGCATATCTGGATTCGTCCATAGGACATTTGAATCCTAGTATATTGTCTTTATTTTCACAATAGTTTTTTTTATGAAATGTAATCCCTTCTATTATTTTTCCTTTTATACGTGCATTAGAACAACTACCGCATTCCGTTTTAATAGATGGGTCACCTTGTGCTGACCAATGCCTGATTGCTACTTCTTTATTACAGCCACTATTGATACATATTGGAATACTTTTACCCATTTGTATCCATTTTTCGCGGTATTCTTTGCTTTTATTAGTTGAAAACATATTCGTATATAGTTGGTTTACATAAATTGACCATTTTATTTCAATTTTTTACATATTATAATCTGTAAAAAAATAAGTTATAATAAATTGATTATATTTATTATTCTTAATCGCTAATTAATTCTAATTCACAACCTGTATCAAACCCATAAATAGTATCATCCAAATCCCAATCATTTAATTCCAATATGTCCTGTTCAAAATCATATTCAGTATTGGTATTATATTCTTCGTCATGATAATCTTTATGCCAATATATTAATTTATTAATTTCATCCAATTCTTCTTTTGTATATTTTTCGTCATTCTCAATTTCTTCATAACAATCACATCCACTATCTAATTCCACACACGACACGCTATAATCATTCAATACTATTTCGTCTTTTTTCAAAATGTCTTCCTTTTCTTTGTCTGTTAATTCTATTTCAAATGTTCCCCAATAAAAGTAAGTATACACCAATAATGTTACATGTTTTCCATTTGACAAAACGTTCGTCCAATGTTCTATTTGATATGTTGATTTCTTGTGATTAGCTGTTATATTATATATATGAATTTCATCTGTTTCCACTGGATTCATTTCTGTTTCCACTGGATTCGTTTCTGTTTCCACTGGATTCGTTTCTGTTTCCACTGGATTCATTTCTGTTTCCACTGGATTCATTTCTGTTTCCACTGGATTCGTTTCTGTATTTATAAATTCCATTATAATCTTATAATATATTAATGGATTTAATTATTTTCAATTTTTTGTAATATACATTTGTCAAAGTAAATAAACATATAATTATATTATTTCTATATAAAGATAACATACTTATAATATGTTTACTGAAAAATCAAATCCAATAGATAACGTTGACAATAAACCGAAAGATAATAAAACTGAAGATGTATCATTAAAGAATGATATAACAATACATGATATAGATAAAATATTAGAACGTGAACGTCAGCAAAATAAACGTGATAATTGGATAAAATTGGATAAAACTGCAAAAATACAAAAATTACATGTATATGCAGAAACATATGGAAAAGATAATTCTTTGCCTAGTAAAGATGTGAAATTATTAAAGAATTTTTTTATCAGTTGTTTAGATAAAAATAAATTAAGTAAATCCAAAGATGTGGTTTATAATAAAGAAGAAATGAAAATACTATCTATTCCAGCATTACATTTTAATAAAATTTCTCATAATTTTACATTAAAAATAATAGATACAAAACGAGTATCTACTTTAAAATCATTAACTCCAAAAAAGATAACAAATCCAGAAGAAAATAAAAAATTGAAAGAGGATTAATCAATATAATTATGTTATTACAAATACTCTAGAAGATATTTATATAAAAATTATATAAATATATAAACGGATATAATAGATGACAACTGATTCAGAGTTTTTACCAGAAACAGACAGTAATTCAACCTTAACCTGTAATACTCTTTTACAAATTTATTGTGATACTATTAGTGAAATTACTCTGGATAATATTAGTGAGATTACTGTGGATACTGACATAGAAAGTGAATATTATAGCGATGATTTTGATGATGATGATACTATTAGTATAACCGAAGATGAAATAATGGATTTAACATCAACCTCATATGATATGATAAGTCAGTATTTAAAGGAAAATATATTGTTATTATCTAGTGAAAAATTTTATATAAATATGATAATGTATATAACAGAAATATTATATACAGATATTACCATAAATCATGATGATGATTGTGTTGAACTTGATAATACTGTATTTGAAGAATTAAAAGAATTTGTAGAACAAACTGTACATGTGTTTTTAGATATTAGTGAAATTCCACGTAGGTCACAAGTAGAATATATTAATCGTACATTGTCACGTGTAACCCGTAATGAAATGAATTTAAAAATAACGGAATTACAAAATATAATTCAACCTGAACAAAAAACACAGGAATGGTATAAATTTCGTTATAATTTAATAACCGCAAGTAATTTGTGGAAAGTATTTGGAACGAATTCTCAAGTAAATAGTTTAATATATGAAAAATGCAAACCATTAGATCTTAATCAATCTATTCAATATAATACATGTACAGAAGGTCCTTTACATTGGGGTGTAAAATATGAACCAGTAACTGTTCAATTATACGAACAAATATATAATACAAAAATTGGTGAGTTTGGGTGTATACCTCATCCAACATATCCATATATAGGTGCATCGCCAGATGGCATTAATATTGATTCTGAATCAAATAAATACGGTAGAATGTTGGAAATAAAAAATATAGTGAATCGTGAAATAACAGGTATACCAAAACAGGAATATTGGATACAAACACAAATACAAATGGAAACATGTGATTTGGATGAATGCGATTTTGTAGAAACTAGATTCAAAGAATACGACAAAGAAGAACAATTTTACCTAGACCAATCTAGAGAATATCGCGGAATTATATTGCATTTTATTGAAAGACCCCCTTTATTAATTAATGAAGAAACCAAATTATCTAATATTCCCTATTATGTGTATATGCCATTAAATATACCAATTACACAAGATACTATAAGCGACTGGATAAATACACAAAAATTGGATAAGTATAAGGAACATAAAGTACTATTTGCTGTTAAATATTGGTATTTGGATGAAATATCATGTGTCCTTATTCCTAGAAATAGATTATGGTTTAATACTGCGGTTTCTAAAATAAAAGATACTTGGAATATAATATTAAAAGAAAGAACCGATGGATATGAACACCGAGCTAGTAAAAAGCGACAAAATAATAATAACACTACCATGTCTATCATTAGTGATGATGGTATCCAAATGACGGTGTTTTCAAAAGTTGAAAATCCGGTATGTTTTATTAAATTAGATCAAGATGGTAATGTGTTATAACAAAATATATCAAATAATAAATATTGATATATTTACAACACGCCTAAATTTGTATTTAGGATCTTCTCTTTTGAGTTTTTCTTACTGATTTTTTTTTAGGATTTCTAGATTTTCTACAAAATGTTCTTTTTTTTCCAGATGCAACTTTGCATCCACGTACCTTTTTGCATTTATTTGGGTTAACCCGTTTACCTTTACAAAGTGATTTTCCAGACATTATACATTATTTATAGATAATATTTTTGTAAGAGTTAAACAACATTAAAAACAATATAGATATTAATTTGTTAATATTATATACAGAAATATTTATTATGAGTAACGAATTGATGGATGAAGAAATGTATGTAACCAAACGTGATGGAAATACACAGGTTGTTTCATTTGATAAAATTTTAACAAGAATAAAAAAATTAGGGAAAGAAGCGAATATTAAATTAAATTATACAAATTTGGGTATGAAAGTCATTGACCAATTATATTCAGGCATATCCACTACTAAAATAGATGAACTATCTGCTGAACAATGTGCATCTATGTCTAGCATTCATCCTGATTACAATACACTTTCCGGGCGAATTATTGTATCTAACCATCATAAAAATACAGACACTGATTTTTCAGTTGTTATGCAAAAATTATACGATTATAAAGATAAACATAATAAACATGTTCCATTAGTTACACCGGATTTTATAGAAGTTGTACATATGTATACGGAAGAATTAAACACCCTTTGTGATTATGACCGTGATTATTTAATTGAATATTTTGGATTTAAAACACTAGAAAGAGCATATTTAATGAAAATTGACCAAAAAATAGTAGAGCGTCCACAACATATGTGGTTACGTGTTGCGGTTGGCATACATGGTGATGATATTCAACGGATTCGCGAAACATATAATCTTATGTCTCAAAAGTTTTTTACACATGCTACACCTACTTTGTTTAATGCCGGTACACCACATCCACAATTGTCTTCTTGTTACTTATTAGCTATGGAAAATGACAGTATTGATGGTATTTATAACACTTTAAAAGATTGTGCCCTTATTTCAAAATGGGCTGGAGGTATTGGATTGCATATTCATAATGTTCGTGCATCCGGTAGTCATATTCGTGGAACGAATGGAGAATCTAATGGTATTGTTCCTATGCTAAAAGTTTTTAATAATACTGCTAAATATGTTGATCAATGTTTAGACCCAGAAACAATAGTATATACAAAGCAAGGGGCCAAACCAATTAAACACATTGTAATAGGTGATAAAGTTGTTGCCGATGATGGTAATTATTATAAGATTGGTAAAATATTAGATAATGAGTATTCTGGAGATTTGTATATATTAGATGTTAAACATACACTTACTCCAATAAAATTAACAGATATGCACCCACTATGGGTTATTCAAAATAATACATATCATCAAAGAAACTTTCAAGATATAATTAATCAACTTGACCGTAATTTATTAGTCCCTGAATTTATTGAAGTAAAAAAGATTGATAAAAATGATTTTATTGGGTTTCCTATACCAAAATATGAAAAAGACATTGAACAATATACTGAAGACGATTGCCGTTTTTACGGTATTATGCTTGGAGACGGAAATATATCAAGTGTTAATAATTTGGCGTATGTTGCTTTAAATAAAGATACAAAGAAAGATACTATGGATTTTGTAGAAAACTATTTAACTAAAATGAATATACATATAACATACACATATGCGCATGATAAATATGTAAGATTAACCTGGACACGAACAAATATGTTTAAATTTACATACGAAATGTTATATGATGCAAATAAAGAAAAATATGTAATACCGAATATGTTACATTTACCAAAACCAAAAATATTAAATATAATAAAAGGAGTATTAGAAACCGATGGCAAAGTCAACGATTATCAAATTGTATTAGAAATCACATCATTGAGTATTGTAGAAAGCATTAGATATATGTTATTACGGTTAGGAATTTTAACATCAGGAACCGTACGTGATAGAAGAAATGAAAGCCATATAACAAAATATAACTCTTTAATACGGAATACAAAGATTTCTTATATATTAATTGTACCAAAGAAACAAATTATATGCGATTTATTCAAACATAAAAATTTAACCACTAGCGGGTCATTTACGTTCTTTGAATATAAAGGATATTTATTTAGTATTGTAAATAACAACGAATGTATAAGAAATTATTCGGGCCGGGTAATTGACATAGAGGTAGATAATAACTATCACCATAATTTTTTGACACATAGTGGGCTTGTAAAAAATGGTGGCGGAAAGCGTAATGGTAGTTTTGCTATTTATCTTGAACCCTGGCATGCAGATGTTGAACATTTTTTACAGTTGAGAAAAAATCATGGTGATGAAGAAATGAAAGCACGAGACCTATTTTATGCGTTGTGGATTCCAGATTTATTTATGGAACGTGTCAAAGCTGATGGTAATTGGACATTGATGTGTCCAGATGAATGTCCTGGATTAGCGGATGTTCATGGCGATGAATTTGTAAAATTATATGAACAATATGAAACATCTGGTAAGTGTAGAAAAACAATGAAGGCGCGAGATTTGTGGTTTCAAGTGTTGGATGCTCAAATGGAAACCGGAACACCCTATTTATGTTATAAAGATTCAGCAAACCGTAAATCCAACCAAAAAAATCTTGGAACAATTAAATCTTCCAATCTTTGTGTTGCACCAGAAACACTTATTTTAACTGATAATGGCCCTATTCAAATACACAAATTAAAAGACCAAAACGTAAATGTATGGAACGGATTTGAATTCAGTGAGGTTACTGTATATCAAACTGGTGTTGACCAACCATTATTAAGTGTTGAAACTGATGATGGGACTATCTTACGATGCACTCATTACCATCGTTTTTTTATTAAGAGTAAAGATAAGACATATATTGATATGGTAGAAGCTAAAGATTTAAAACCAGATGATATTTTGATGGATTGTGAATTCCCAGTCATTAATGAGTGTATGCAAGAATTTGAAAAACATTATAATAATTCTCATATTACCATGAATAATGGATATATCTATATGTATGCAGATTCCATTGATACTATACGTGAATACAAATGTTTATTACAAGGTTGTGGGGTTAATGCCACTATTAACCGTGATAAAAATATATCTAAACAACCATTTGTTGTACTTACACCCGAAGATATTTATATATTACATGATAATGGATTTTCACCAAAAGAATGGCAGACTAATTCTCATATTTTTTCTAATATACCAAATACTATTACCAAAAAAGAAATTAAAATTAAAGCAGTTGTGGATTTTTTAAGAACAGATGATACTTTTTGTTTTACTGAACCTAACCGTAATGCGGGGATTTTTAATGGAATGATTACTTCACAATGTAGTGAAATCATTGAATACTCTGATGAACAAGAAACTGCTGTTTGTAATCTTGCTAGTATTGCATTGCCAGCATTTGTATATCAAGAAATTGATGATGGTAATACATCTTATAAATTTAATTATGATAAATTACACGAAATCACAAAGGTCATTACATATAATTTAAATCGTATTATTGATATTAATTTTTATCCCACCGATAAAACAAAACGTAGTAATCTTCGTCACAGACCCATTGGTATCGGTGTGCAAGGATTAGCTGATGTTTTTATGAAATTGGGATTAACATTTTACTCAGAAAAATCTAAAGAAATTAATCGTAATATTTTTGAAACTATTTATCATGCAGCGGTTGAACAAAGTTGTGAAATTGCTGAAAATAGATTTCATTTGTTAGAACCTCTGCATTTGTATGATGATTTTAGTGACAGATTAACGGTTGATGAACATGTTGAATTACGTAAACATATTAATTCGTATGAAGAACCTTTACTACATACTCAACATAGAGGAGCTTATTCTACATTTAAAGGTTCACCTACATCTCAAGGTATATTACAATTTGATTTGTGGAATGTTACACCCAGTGATAGATATGATTGGGATTCATTAAAACAAAAAATAAAAACATATGGTTTGAGAAATTCATTACTACTTGCACCTATGCCAACCGCATCTACATCTCAAATTCTTGGATATAATGAATGTATTGAACCAATTACCAGTAATATTTATAATAGACGTACTATTGCTGGTGAATTTATTTTAGCAAATAAATATTTAATGCATGATTTATTGAAATTAGATTTGTGGAATGAAAAAGTTAAGAATAATATTATTGCTAATAATGGTTCCATTCAACATTTAGATATAATTCCTGTTGAAATTAAAGAAAAATATAAAACTGTATGGGAAATTCCTATGAGACAACTTATTGATATGGC